AGGGAAACTTATTTCTTTTAAAGATACACTCGTAATTCCAGTTGCATAAGTATACTGAATATTGTTTACTTTATAAATTCTTCCATCTACAAGTCCACCAATCGCACTATTTTCACCAGAACTATAGGAAACATATTGACTTGTGCTTAGACCAAGGACAACTCCACCAGAATGGTAGAAAGTTGGAACAGTTGAAACACCAACGTTAACAACAAATGATGTTGAGGTTCCTACTTGTAAAATGTTATATCCAAAAGTTCTATTTGGATAATATTTGATTCCACCTGATTGAATACTAGTTGTAACATTTCCATTGGTAGGATCGATGAGACTGTACTGACAAGTCATTCCGATTCCACTTAAATGAACATACTTACCAACAGAATAATTATGGTCATCATGGCATGTAACTGTCATAAGACCATTATTAATATCATAAACTGCATTTGAAATACTTATTCCAATACCAGCACTGCTTGAAAAACTAAGAGCACCATTTTGAGATGATGTAATTCCAATTTGCATTGGATCTTGAAGCAATGATGGATCATACATTGAAGCATGAGTCATCAGGAGGTTATCACGGTAGATAACCATACTTCCAAGACCTACGTTTTTATATCCAGCTGGAGTTGAATCATGTCCTGCTGGATAATTATTACCAGCTGGAAGGAAAGATATTTGTGTACCTGCCTTATCATCCGCACTTTCATTTCCTCTTGGATCTAAAGGATTTCCAGGATTAGTTACACCAAAATCTACTGTTTGACCACTTGTTGAAAACTCAACTGGGTTAGTGAATAGAAGTGATTGAGTTCTTCTGACTACACAAAAATTATCTCCTTGTCCATTATTTCTTGTTTCCCAATAATATCCATCGAAGTTATCAAATATTCCATACTTACGAACTGGTGGGTTAAATACGCTAATTCCAATGTCCTGATTGGTGACTGCTGCACTGGTATCAGTAGTTGATGGATTCATCACACTGGTTTTTACACCAAATGTAGCAGCAGAAACACGACCTGGTTGGTATCTAAAAAATCTTTTTGATGTGAGAACAGCAGTTTTATCTACAGGTGCTTCAAGTAATGCACCAGCTTCTTCTGGGATATGAGTTAAACCATGACCCATATCTGATGATACATTACTATAATATCCAGATGTAGAACCTACAGAGGTGAAAATTTCTGGGTCTGCTGCCCATTCTGTTGGGTTTACGTCATAAGTATTAACGTCTGCAAATATACCAAGTGCAACTTCTGATCTTGGGATTCCTAAAAGAGAAAGTGCAACTTCAGATGCAACTTTATTTTGTTCTGCAACAGGTATTGTTGACTGATCACTTGCAATAACAACGGGAACAGATTTTTCAGATTTTTGTTGACCAGGAGGGACTGGAGCAGTCCTTCCGACAACGACCACAGAGGCATTATTATTAACATTAGTGTTATCAGGCATTTTTAAGTAACTCCGACTCTTCCTTTAGCGATAGTGAATATTCTCCTTATAGATATATAGTCGCCATCCACAACTGTAGATCCATGTGATGTTGCAGTTATTGACGAGAAGTTCAATATGACACGATCAGAACCAAGTCGTTCTTGAACTGTCATTTCTGTATTCGAGATATTTGGGCCAGTTGTATGTTTAACTAACTTAACAACATCTCCAGTTGTGATTCCAGAAATTTGACTAGGAGTATCTAACCTAATAATATATTGAGTCGCTGCTGTACCAACAGTGGCGATTCCTGCAAAGTTTCCTCCATTTGCCCAGTAACCAGTTTGAATGCCAATGAATGTTGTAAATCCAACTGGATGTGTTTGGAACTCAGTTCCAATAATCTCATAACCAAGTGCAGTGCTTGAACCAACATAACCTCCTAATTCTGAAGTTTTTGTTGGGTTAGCATAGAGTTGAATGTAACCATTATCTCTTCCAGAAACACCATCACTATCCTGTGTAAGTGGATCAGGGAAGACAAAGAATTTAGTTCCAAGAGATGCAGTGCGAGTTGTGCTATAAAGTCCAACCATTGTTCCGATTCCAGCAGTGATTGAAACATTGCTACTACTGAGATCAAATCCTTCACCATTCTCAATATAAAGTAGTTCAGGGCCATTGAATGTTTCACCAGACTTAATAGTTATATTGATAGAGTCAAAGTCTGTATCATAAATGTCTGGTGAAGCAATAAACTCATCAGATGGGCCAAGAATAACATTATTTTGTGTGGTAATCTTACCAGTTGCGTAAGCATCAATACCACTACCACAATTTCGAATTATATTTCCACCAGTTGCCACAACTGTTGTTACAGAAACATCAAGAGCACCAGGATAATTTTCAAATAATGTATCGTTAATTCTAACAGTTTCTGAACTTTGAACATCCAATGGTCTAAATTCATTATATCTGTCAGTTTGACCACCATCAACAATTGTACTATTTTCTATAGAGATACGTCTTGAATCTCTTGCGTATAATCCACCACCTCCACTATTTCGAATCTCCATGTCTTTAAAGAGCATAGAGGTTCCACCTGCAAATGTGAGTAGGTTATTTTCACTTTCTAATGTGAATAAAAGATTATTTGAACTATTTCCATCAAAAGTTATATCGGCAACTGTCACATCAGTTGCATTTGTTACTCCTATACCAATTAAATTACCATCAAAAGGTAAGGCAGTTCCACCACTTACACCTTGATCTGTAGCATCTGTTGCATAATATTGCTGCTTAACAATACTATTTTTACCATTACCTCTTAATGTAAATGAAGTAGGAATTATTAATTTATTTGTTAGGTAAGTTCCACTTGGTAAGTCTAGATAATTTCCACCAGCAACACCGATACCTGTTATCGCATCTGATAATGCTTTTGTATTATCATGAACTACCTTAACACCTGATGTCGTTCCAAATCCCACTGTTCCATTCAATAGGTAATTGCCACTCACAGTAATATAATTAGAACCAACTTCAGTTATTTGATCTATATCCCATCCTCTTCCACCAACGGTCTCTCTTGCTATCACTGGGAAGTGTATTTGATTTGTTGATGTAGTATCATTATCAGATCCTAAGAATTCATTGTCTGTTCCCTTTGCACTCCAAGCAGTTTGTTCATATACTCCATAATCTTTCCAAGAAATACCAACTGTATTATTTTCTAATTCCTTTTGTCCAAGAGTAGCAATTAATTTTGCATCGTTAACATTTGCGACTGGTGTTGAAGTCTGTGAATCTACGTTTTGACGATAAATCAAAATACCATGATTTGTATCAGTTCTCTTAAGAGATAGAGAGTTGTGGTTTGTATCATTAAAATTATCGATAGTAGTATTGGCAACTCCAACTCTCGCACCAGATCCTGCGTATGAACCAGCTAAATCTATTTGTGAAGAAACACCAACTTTACCATTTTGCATATGGTATTGTGCTTGCCAATAGAAGTAAGTCATACCAGACTCAATTCCAACTTTTGTAAGTTTTACATCTGCATCTATGATTGGTGCAGGAGCTATTACACTATCAGTTGATTCTGTCACACCAAACATTTTAACTCTTTCACCAACAAAGAACTTCGAAGTTGAAATTCCAGATATTTGTAATTTACTACTTACGATTGATCCAACACCAACATAAATTGTTCCATCATTACTAACTCCAAGACTTCTTAATTCATATGCAGATAGTTCATGTGGATCTATCATTTCATAACCACTACCATCATCTTTAACTTTGATAATACGGTTTCTTGCGTATGTTGTTTCTTCAGTTGCATCAGGTAAATCAGATAATTTAAAGTTTTCATATACTTGTGCACGAATTGTACCATTTACATCCAATTCAATGTTAGTATTAGGATTGACAGTATTAATACCAACATTCTGACTTTCTTTATTGACTATCAATGATGGACTTGCATCATCACCAACTTGGAAGAATGGATTATTTAATGCGTTACCTTTGATTAGTAATTTAATTGCTTCAATACCATCAGTTGAATCTGTGGATGTTATCTTGTTGGAGAAATTAACAGGGCCATTAAATTCTGATGGCAAATTCTGGTTTGCTCCACCACCAACACGAAGTGTGTTTCGAATGAATACATCATCGAAAGTTATAGAGTTTGAATCTCCCGCTTCACCTAATATTAATTCAGTTGATTGTGCTCTATCTCCACTGAAGAAATCACCACGATCATTCATACCAGAGAAGAATACAACTCCACCTTTTTCTTCTTTTGATATTGCAAGTAATTCTTCTTCCTCATCAAGTGTTCTTTCAATTAATTGTGGGAGTGCAGTTGAATAGTTACCTGGCCCATATCCAATATATTCGAATGTATGACCAGAAGCACGAATCGTAGAGAATCTATGTAATTCTGATGGAATTGGATTTATCTTTCTAACTAATGATGCATTATCATGTGCTACAGATTGTGTTCCTAATATACCTCGAATAACTGTTAGGTCTGTAGCATTTTGCTTTTCAATAACTCTCATGATTTCATTATCTACCTGTAAGAAATCACCAGTGCTAACACCGACAGTGCTTGTTATGCCCAAAGTAGTTTCAGTATTGGGAGCAGTACCAATACCTGCGGACATTGTAGTTGTAAATCCAACTAGTATTGGCGATAAACCTCCAGATATTTTTTCGGTTGCAAGAGAATTATCCTGACCATATGAATTTAAAGAATACTTAAGTAAATTACCACATTGTGCAAGTGCTACAGGAGTTCCAACTCTAGAACCAGTATCCATTGTAAATGTTGTAAGACCTACTTTTTCTTTAACGATAAAGTCATACTCATTATAATTTGCTGTTGCTGTTCCTGCAAAATCTACAAATTTAATTTTGTTTCCAACTGATAATCCATGACTGGTTTCAGTTGTAACTGTGACAATTCCTGCAAGAGTTGTGCTTGCAACACCAGCTATATTTGTAACTTTGACTGCCTTATCAAGTAAAGTAAATATTCCATTTGTTGTTCCAACAGGCCCAGTATAAATTCCTGCACTAACTGGTGTAGTTTGTCCTTCAGGAATATTATAGTAACTAACAGATTTAGTACTGGGAACTTTAAGAACTTTAAACAGACCATTATAATCACTATTATTTCTATCATCTACTGATCCAACACCAATTACTTGTATTGCCTTACCAACCGCATCATCAATTCCTGTTACCTGAACAACACCATTTACTCCACTTCCAGATACACTCATGGTCATACCAATACCATAACCACTTCCACCATGATTTAACTCAACACTTGTAATTTGACCACTTCCACCAGTCATAATTTTTGCAGTTGCACCATCACCTGTAATTCCAGTTCCAACTAAAGGAACATCAAATAGAGTTGTATCATTACCGTAACCAGTTCCAGCTGCACTTAGAGACAGAGTGGTGATTCGATTTAAATTATGCTCAATGTCTGTTGTAACAGTTGTAAAACCTGCACTCGAACTAGATCCATCAGTAATAGCAAAACCAACACGATTATCTCGAAGATAGTTGATTACTGTCTCTTTTGTTATACTATTGATTGGATCGTTTATGTTGACTTGTCCAAGAAGTTCATTTGAAGCAGCAGAAACTGCCTGAATTGGATCATTATTATGATTATCCTTATCTACTGTTGGATATAAGTTAAGGAAGTTTTGCTTATACCTAACATCAGAAAATTCAGATGTGGTTGGTGAAATATTTCCAATCAAACAAGTTAAGTAGTAAACACCATCCTGTGCACCAGAGATATAATCTTGAATAGTTTCAACTTCTTGTATAGTATATGTTGTATCATACTCTTTTCTCTCAAATGCTGGTAAATCTGGTCTTGTTTCATCACTCGCACGTAAAGTACTTAAGTTGTTTGTAAAAGTTCCCCCAAGATTTGCATTTGAATATGTGAAGGTTTTTGCTGATGGTGTTTCAGTAACTGTAAAAGTGCCATTATATCCAGTGTTGTCAAGTGCTCCAGTGTTTGTTGAACTTGTTACATTTTTAACACGAACTACATCATTAACACTCAATTTATGTGGTAATTCTGAGGTTATGGTGGTAGTGCTACCAGTGCTTGATATACCTGAAATTATTTTCGGGTTACGATTTGTAATTACATTTGAACTACTAAGAACCCTCTCTTCATTAACTGTTCTAGATTCTTGTAGAGTATAATTTTTCTCTGGTTTCTTTGCGATTGTGGATGTAAACTCTTTTGGAATTACATAACGTAAACGATAGATACGATCATCTAAAGCACGACTTTCTGATATCCTTTGAACGTATGTCGCAGAATTATTTGCTGCAATATCTGTAGAAAATCCAACAAAACCGTCATATATTTTATTATTTGTTCTTGTTATTGATCCAAGAATATACCAATTCTTGTTGCCAGTGTCAAATTGAACTGGATGTCCTACATCACCTGGAACTTTATCTGTGACTCTACTTATAACGGATAAAACACCACCTAATTTGTTGTCAATTGCAATTGCATCTCCCCTAAAGGCATCATTAAGCGTATTTGCCAATTTAATTTTATTATCCGCACTTCCAAGAATTATAAAATACTTTTTACTAATTTTAATTCCGTCTGGAGTTCTACCATCATCAGCAAGAACCACAACTGATTCACCTGTTAAGAAATTATGATTGGCAGTCAAAGTTATTTCTGCACCAGTACCAGTTGTAATTGTATTTCCAGCAACTGTTCTCTCAACTGTAAATCTCTTCTCAAATGAAGGGCCATCACCAGATGCAACTGGCATTAGGATTGGTGAGGAATAAGTTACATTTGCACCACCCACATTTACATTCAAATATAGGAGGTCATCTTTCTTTGCACCAATTTTAAATCCATTAGCAACGTTAGTTGGTGGATTAGTTACGTCCTTTTCACCCAATATGTAAAGTCTAGAAGTTTGTCCAGTTCCAACATTAGAAAGTGTCAACTCTGGATCTAAAGATCTCCAAATAACGTTTATTGACTCTTTTTGTAAATCTTTTGGTGGAACAATATGTGTAACATATCCAGTGTCGTCACGAGCAAATGGATCTTTTCTAAATCCTTTTGATACTAATGCTTTTGAACCAAAGTTTGAGTTTGAGTTGGTAATTGATTGCTCACCACCTGATTCAGATAGGAAATGATTTGCATATCCAATCGCAAAAACAGAAACTGCTTGAATAAATGAATCATTTGAACATTTGATATGAAAGTTCTCATATCTCTTTCTATAAACTGCATTTTGATTGGTATATAAAGGTGTTTTGAATCTTGTTGCTGATTCAGAACCCGCATTGACAGAATCAATGTAATTTCCAGTAGATGGTTTGTATATTACAAATGCCTTATCATCTTTTTGTAGTCCAATACCAGTAAACTGAGCAACAACCATAGATTTGAATCCAGTTGCCTTTGATCCATCGGCATGCAAACCACACATACCAAATACAGATCTGAGTGAGCAGTTAAAGATATATGGAGAAGCACCAGTAACAGAATCTGATTCAATTTCGACTTTTGGTGGATTATTTGTATCTACAGTGATAACATCTTGAGCTGGATCACCATTCATTGTGTATATAAATTGTCTTTCACTTGTAATTCCACTTACACTATAAGTTCCATCATAAAATGTGTTTCCTACGCCAGTAATTAAAACTTGATCATCTACAGTTAGACCGTGTGCTGCTTTAGTGACCACAGTTGCACTTAATCCAGATGAAGTTAACTTTTCAACTGACTTGTCATCTGATGATAAATCACCAACAATCTTAGATTCTGGAGTATTTGGTTCAAAGTCTTGACTTGCAGGAAAATCTGGTATATTTCTATTTCCAGTATCACTTCCATAAGCATTCATCAACTTGAAGTAGTACATCTGTAAATCAGTTAATGATGTCAAAGACTCTTCATTTAAACCGTCAGCATACTCAAAACAGGTTAATTTATGGTGTGATATTCTTGGATTTCTTTTTTCACTAAAGTTATAACTATAATATATTGACTGATTTGCATCAAATAAACTAAATTGCCAGAAATAGCAACCACCAGTTACACGAAATATTGCTGATCTTGGTATTACACTATCTAAAACATCAGGATTTGGGACATATAGAGGTCTTATCTTAGTTTTTCTTAAATCTAAACCTACAATTGATGTACCTTTTGGAACAATTAATCCTCCATGAACTGAATTGAATCTACGAAGAACATTATTCGAATTATTTAAATCAAATATTGAAGAGTTATTTAAAAGTATACTTTCACTGGTAACATTTCCAGAAACATCTAATAATTCTGCAGAAGCACCGTTTTGTTTAATGTATAAACCTGGCCTATTGTCTACTATATGCTCACCAGGGTACAGTAATATTGTTGTTCTATCAAATCTATCGTTATTAAATCCTGACTGGTATGAAAATCTGGCTGCTTCGATTAGTGCTCTTTGTATGGAAACAAAAGGTCTTGTTAAGGAATTTCCCCTATTATCAAAACTATCTGTAGCGTCTAAATCAGATGGATTTACATAAAGGATATTACCGTTGGTATTAACTAGAAAATTTTCTAACCTTGAAAGGGGCATCGTATTAGCACACTAAATTTTTTCTTCTGACTTATTTATCACATTATAGATCAAAAAGGTTTTGAGTCAGATTTTTGGCGGGATTTTTTTTGCGACTTTTTTGGAATTAAAAGTCAATTTTGGTTTTGAGGTGATTCTTCTTCATCTTCGTAGACTATTTCACCACGCAACTCAGCAAGCTTTGCAATTGCAACTGCCTCAACGCAAGTCCAATATGTTTCGCCACTTATCATATTCTCATCAGTAAAATATTCTGCAATGTCTTCTTGCAAATACTGTAACTCTCTTAGTTGGTGTCTTTCGATATGCATAACTATGCTGATGAGTATAATTTATTTATTCAATAAAATTATGAGAAATAAATATTGAATAAACATTATTTTTTTTATGGCATCTCCTTTAAATCAATATGCGATCTATGATTGTAATATTCTAAGAATTAACCTGAATGAGATGGTTCAAACAAGAGCATCTTCTCAAGGTAAAGAGTTAACTGATCAAGAGATAGATGATATAGCAGTGGTTCTTCGTCGTAAAATTGATTGGGAACCAATATTCAAACAGATTGATGATTATCTGTAGAACTATTATACCAGAAAGAAAGAGCATAGCGATCTCTTCCGACTACCCTAGTCACATGATGTTTGTATTGAGAATTAGAAAAAATTAATAATTTACCAGTTTTAGGTTTTACTTCAAAGTCTTTAAATCCAGTATAACCACCTTCAAAGTCATCATTTAAATAAAGAAGTGCAGCAAATAAGTCATAGATACCCTCTTTTGCAGAACTATCATAGTGTGGTTTCATAAAAGTTCCTGGTGTCCATCTTATGACACCCACATAATCGGGGTTTGATCTATCATCAAATGATTTGCAAACACGAGTGACTTTATCAACAACTTTAGTGTAAAACTCTGAAGTTTCTTCCTTCGTATTTAAAAAGTCAGCATGACCTTGATAATTAGCATCATCTAATATTTCATCTTGTCTTGCATGATGTTCAGCAAAATCATAATAGTCCTCTTGAGGTTCAAATGTTGGAATAGTATCCTCACTATGACCCACAGCAGTCATAATTCCGAGAGATTCATTAGTGTAATTGATAATTTTCAAACACTGACTTGGTGAAATAAAATTATCCTCGATATACATAAGTTTTTTCAATTCGTAATCGTATTAGGTGGGCCAGCAAATTTAGGATCATTATAAGTTCTTTCGTCTTCATCAACTTTATCAGGGTTAAAGTTTGGATCTGGATAATCTTTCCAACTATCACCTTCATACTCAGTTATCAATGGGTTGATATCTTTTCTTTCTCCAAAAACATGGAAAAAGCAATCGGTGTTTCCAGATAGAACTACTTTTTCATTACTATATTCCATCACAATTATTTTTTGAGTAGATCCAATCGGTTGTATTGAGACTGTAATACTCTCTGCATGAACTAAATCTTTCCAATAGTAAGGCAATTCGATCCTGTTTGATCCTGTCAATCTACCACGATAATAAACTCCCACCTCTGGGCCTTCAATACAAGCATAGCGAAGTCGATGTCCTTTTCCTTTTGTAGGATGTTCTAAATCAAAAGGTTTTGGTTTTGCATCAGCAGTTGCAAATCTAGAAGCAAGTCTTCCTTTGTTACCACTATCTGTTGATCCAGACACATATAAATCACCGTGTATGTACACGCTATTAACTGATTTTCCACCACTTACCTCAAGTCCATAATCACTTTGACTATCACCCCTCAGTCTCGTATTACCATCAACGAATAATGAAAGAATGCTTGGTTGATTTGAATCTGCGTGTGGTGGATAAATTGTAACTGTTGCTTTCTCACCATTAACTGCATCTCCGAAGATTGATATACCAGGATTAGTTAGAACACCTGCTTTTGGTAGAGGAATATTTGTACCAGTATTAACTAATGCATAATTGGGACTTCCAACATGAAGAGCAACAGTTTGTAGTTCAATATTTCTTAATGACATTATTAACCCTCAGTAATTTTATCAATGTCTTCATGATCATTAATAATATTTTCTCTTAAATCTTTTCCTGCCAATTCCTCATCAAATCCAGAACTTGTTTGAATATTATCAGTATCACAATGAAGAGATAATTCTTCTCCAGTATGGATTAAAGTTTTTTCCTCTGTAATGGTGCGATGATTTCCCACAGTGGTACACTTATAATTACTACCAACATCAATATTAAAGTTTTCTTTTGCCACCATGTTTATATTACGAGCAGACTCAATATTAATATCATGATCTGAGTGTGCAGTTCTTATTGTAATGTCTCCAGCCACAGCTTCGATATGAATCACACCCTTCTTTGCATATATTACAATTCCAGCATCAGCATTACCATCAAATGATTCATTAGCATTTTTTTTACCATTTGAAATAAGTTCAAGAGATGCGTTACCTAAAACTTTACAGTTACCAGTATTCGTAAACAAAATTCCTTGTTTGGATTCAGTAGCCATTTGATATTCAGATTTATCATGGTATGGAACTTTTGCTCCACCAGTGATTTCAAAAGTAGGAAAACCTCTACGATAAAAATCTGGAAAAATTTGAGGTGCTTTATCCTTTAACCACTCAATTAATTCTTCTTCACCATAATCTGCTATTGGTTTCGGTAAATCTGTTCCAATTTCTTTTTTCTCTAAAGGATTTGGATTGGATCCTCTATCTATTCCAAAATCACTATTAGTCATTAGTATCCTCCATATCCACCACTAGAGGAACTTGAATCCGTTCCAGTTGATGTAGATGTATCTGTTGTGGTGGTTGTATCCATAGTCGGAGTCGTAGGGTTTGTCACAATTGTTGGGGTTGTATCCACAGTTGTTGTTTCAGTAGGAGTCTCTGCTACTGTTCCAGTAGGAGTTTCATAAGAAGAAGATGATACTACAGGATTACTTAGACTCTCTTCTATTGTATCATAAATTATTGAATCTGACACACCATGTATTGCTCCTGTCATTTTTACACCACTCGACATTACATGATAAGGCCCAGAATATTCAGCACCATTGACAAAACCAACAGGATCTCTGTTATCACCAATACAATCAACCACATTATCAATTCCAATGAGTGGTGCTGCCTTTCTCTTATCTGCGTTAGCATCTGTTTTGAATTGAGGTGTAAACTTCATAATAGGTATCAATTTTACACCGACTCCAGTTTTAGTATTCATTGTTATGGTGGGAGTTGATGAAAATTCGTTATCATAATTTGATGGAACAGTAACCTCTCCTATCGAACCATCAGGAGTTGTAATAATTGGGAAATTATCATCACCAACAACAACGGTGTCCTCTGGATCATAATTATATCCTGGTCTATCAACAAATATGTCATCTATCACCCCAACAACATTAGTTCCAATTCCAACTGATTCATCATCTGTTGTATTCAAACAGTAACCATAACCAGTACTCATCAAAACAACTTGAGTAATAACTCCATCAGTTACGACTGCTCTTGCATATGCACCAGTTCCGTTTCCAGTATTGTCAGTTATTGATATACCTGCATGTTGATCATATCCAGATCCACCATTTATAACTTCGATTGAGAATATTCTTCTATCATTACCGACAATAACAAGAAGTTCTGCACCAGATCCAGATCCAGATACTTCTGCAATGGGTGGTATGCATGTTGGATAAATGTATCCTGGTCTTGTAGGTGTGATATCCTCTTGTGAAGTAGGATTATTTACTTTCTGATTGCAAGCATCAAATCTATTATTACCCAATCCAAATAATGAAGACTGAGATATTGCACTTTCAATTGATCCCAATCCTTTGTCTACTAAAGCATTAGAAGATCCACCAGTTAAGATACTTGTAGATCTCACCGTTGTTTCCAAAGGAACACCATTATAATCTAAATTTTGTACATCCTGACTACCCTTAACTATATCATTCTGGAGATTTGTAAGTCCTTTACTTATACCTTTGAATACATTTATATTTTTAACTTGATCTTCCCAATTATCCTTCTTTACTTTCTTTGAACTATTAGTTGAAGAGCTCCACACTTTAGAATCTAAATTGATACATTTTTCATCCTCTGGAAGACACTTATCAAGAAATTCTAAAATGTTACCTGCAAAACTAGCAGCTTTTCCAAAAAGACCAGTGACTGAAGAAAGGGCCCCTGTTAATCCACTCAATCCACTCATAATTGATGCCAATCCCTTTTCGATTGAATCAAATACTTTAGCAAAGATACCAGATATGAATTGTTCAATGGCACATAATGCTCCATTCAGAACATTATTCAAAAGATTATTAAACATGTTAGTTAAGAATGAGCCAATAGATCCAAGAACACCCTTAAAAAGACAACCAATTAAACTTGCAACTACATTATCAGATACTTTATCTTTATTATCTTGTGCTGTACCTATTCCCTCTGCTGTTGTTTTTTTCTTTTTTGCCTTTTTCTTTAACTCATCATTGATTTTTTTTATAATTTTCTTTCTGATTACATTTACTGTTCCCTTCAATATTCCTGAAACTTGACCCTTAAGAACTGCAATGTCATCTTGCATGTTAATAATTTCATTTGTGACTGGATCAAGAACCTTTCCTCCTAACTTTTGGGCAGTCCTCATCGTCTTTATAAATTCACTAATTTTATCTTTAGTTTTACTAACTGTATCAGTTCCACAAATAGAAAAACTACCGATTTTTATATTAGTTGCATCAGCAAATCCAATTCCTGCATTTGACTGATCACCACCTTGCCAATAATTGGCTGTGGGAAAGTCTTGACTAAATTGTTCATAATTATACAAATGTTGGCCCAACCCATCGCTTTCAAATGTACTTGCAAATGCATTTGAACTATTAAGATGATTTTCAACATCCTTAAAACTACAATTCAACAGATTTGTAACCACTGCTTGTTGTCCGTCTTCACCGTCTAGAAAATAACCACAAACAGTCTCACCACCTGAAAGCACCAAAGTTTCTCCTAGTCCCTTTGCTCCACCTCCAAGATGTGCAGGACTAGAAACTATCGCCCAACGAGTTTCATTATCGGGCTGAATTTCTTTGTTTGGTGAATCCAAACCTATTATACGTATCTTTATTCTAAAATTCTGCAAACCAGTTAATGACAGAAAATCATTTTGTGGTTTCCATTCTTTTTCAGGCATAACTTTCGCTGTGAAAGTTACATGCCCATTAAATCCACTGATACCAGGTTTTATGTAAAGATTATCTAAGCTCATTAGTCGTCATATACTAAACACTCTGGTTCATCAGGATGCATATCACAGAATAATTCTAATGCATTCGGATCGTGATGATCACCTGCTTCAATTTCGTCATGATGATGATCAACATACTCTTCGAGTTCATGTAACTCTTCTACTGTATGTCTCTTCATTGCTTCAGAGGTGCTTGGATTAGCAAGGATTTCTTTATCCTTTGCAATATGGTCTTCTATGCTTTTCATTTGTTCCTCCTTGTACTATGTACATTAGTATTTATGTTGCTACTTTTGGTTCTGAAAATCCGTAAGAATCTCGAATCAATTTCATTGAAGTTATATTCTTACCAATCATAAAGTGATGACATAACTCTTTTATGAGATATTTACCACTCGATGATTGATCAACTTCATCAGCTCTTCCCTCTCTCAAACGAGGGAAGTCACACTTTATTATATCACCTACTTTTAATTTTGTATTGCAAGGAACTTGAATGAATAGTGCTTGTGTGAATAATAAATTATATCTTGCATATGATTTAGCATCGTCTGTTCGATCTTTTCCAGTCTCTTCTAAACCATTTTTACCAATCCCCATGAATCCATGATCAGAGGTCTTTAATAAAAATCTTGTAGTTCCCTCTACTGGGACATCAATTTCAGATTCTCCTCCTAGTTTTTCAGTTAACTCTTCCTTCAGACTATACTTATAGAAAGTTATTTCCCTATTCTGTAGATTCATAAAGGTTGTTTGATTGGCATACACTCCAAGAGTCAATGCCTGTCTTAGATCTATATTTTTCTTCATGAAATAATTTAATATTTTTACATCATTCTCAGGTTTGTTTTGTTCAACTCCACCCAATCCAGACCAAGAGTAAGTTCCGTGGTCTACATCTTTTTTGTCTGCGATACCTTCTGATTTTTTTGTTTCAGAAACTAAATTCTCTAAACTTCTGTAATTAAATCCATCTTTATTTTCAAAACATAGATATCCTGCAACACCATATGCTTTTCCATTTAAAGTTCCTTCTTCACCTTCAGATCCAGATCTTGTTGAAGAAATAGATTTTGGGCCTAGCCATTGAATAGTATAGAATGGTTTTCTGTTGTTCCCCATAAAGGAATATGGATTTACGACAGGATCAATATTACATTTTTTCTTTGTCTTAATTACATTTTTAAGTATATGTTCAACGTGCTTATCAATAGTATTTTGTTTAAATTTTCCTACACACCTTTCTTTTCTATCTACAAAATACTCTGGAGATATCAAGTGTAAGGTAAAGAAGGCTGACTGTCTTTCTGTATCAAGACCACTGGTTTTATATACTAGCATCTCACCTGTCTCTTCAACTATATCTCCACTTCCATCCAATTCACCAAGTTGAAAGGTTCCAGATGGAGTTGAATACTTCAATGCAACTAATTCACCACTGCGAATTGGCAGTTCACTTACAATATTATAGGAAGAAGCAATCTTTAATGTAACAATTAAATGAGGTTGCAAAATATCCTCATAGTAATTCGTTTCAATAACTGAATTACTTAGATCAAGTTTTCTTCCGTTCTTGCTTTGTATCTGCAGATACTGATAAATTAAACCTTCTACTCCTAAAGACATTAGTACCTCTCCAACTCCAATAGTATCAACGAATCAAGATGAGATGATATGATATCATCTCCTTCTGGAAGTATAAAAGGAACTACTTTATCACTGTTTCCTTCAACAGGAGGTTGAAAATTGACTGGTGGTATAGAAAGATCATCATAATTTAATCCTCCTGTAAAGTTTGGTGCTTGAATATCACCAGTTATCATTTTTTTTGTGAGGTAGTTAATTTTTATCTGTTTCATTTCTTCAATTGCTCTTGGGTCAGTGACATCAATGTAATCAGAATATATACCCTTCGAATCTACATCAAAATTAGGATCACCTGGCATATTTCCAAAAACATCCATCACAGAAGTCATAGTTCCCTCTTCAAAAGCATCTGGAGATAAAAGTGGTTTAATGAGTGGTTCTACTTGTAAAATTTTGCCTCCAAAGTTTAATAAAGTGAGGGCTCCTTTTGCAAATTTCTCTGGTATACCAGTATCAAAAAACTTTTGAAATCTATTCTTTTGAGGTTTTTTGTAAAAACCTTTTTTATCTATTGCATCATTTACATTTTCTGTTGCAACTTGTCCTTTTGCTTTATTACCTAAGTTACTGTTTATTTCATCAGAATCAATTAAATTATTAAGGTCAAATGCTGGATCATCAATAGTGAGTGTTTTATTAGCATTAGCATTAGCAGAAGTACCACTAAAAAAATTAGGTTTTTTAAATTTACTATACTCTTTTTTAATTTCATTTAACGCTACTTTTGGATTTTTAAATCCTTTATTTTTTTTAGGGTCTACATTAAAAGGATCATCAGCCTTAATAAAATCATCTATAGTAACAACTTTTGATTTTTGTTTTCTTCCTCCTACTTCTTCAACTCCAACTCCTATTTTCTTTTTTAATTTTTCGATTCTTTTCTTCTTTTTATATTCCTCAGTCACACCCATATCCTCATCAACCTCTGCTAATAGATCAGTCACAATAGAACTTTTCTTAAGTTGTTTGTTATTGAATGGACTATAATCTTCACCAAAAAGCATGTTCTGATTTGCAAATTGTCCAAATTTAGTATTTTGTAAATCATCACCACCTTTTTTAGGTTTTAAAAGTTTCTTTTTATTACCTTGACCATCATCGAAAAAATTAGCGGCTTTCATTCCAGTATATGATAAACTTGCAATCCGAGTTTGATTACTAAGAGTTCTTTTGAATGCTTCTGGATCAAAGTAATCAAATTTATTTGGTTGATCATTTGGATCACCATCGCCTTCACCACCAGCAAAAAATGCAAGTAGTCCAAGAGCACCCAATCCTAATGCAGATCCAAGTAAAGATGATTTTTTATTTTTTGCATCGTTTAAAGATGGTAGTTTTATATCCTCTAATGCTTTTGATTCTTTTTCAATGTATTTTAAAAATGATTTAAAGTCCTTCTTCCGTTCAATTTTTAAAGTTTTTATTGAGGTCTGTGGAGACTTTAATTTTTCTGATGTATTTTTAAGTGGTGAATTATTAAGTAACATATTCTATCCTACGCTCCTACAATTCCATAAGTGATACTAGAAAAATTATATCCATCTACTGGTTTTGTTGGAATGAATGCAAAAAGTCCAGAACCATTACCAGATGGAGTATTAGAACCTATAAGATTACCATTTTTATTAACATTACTTGCAGTATTATCTTGATTAAATGAACTATTTTCATTAATTTTTCGAAGATCATCATCATTTTTTGGTGGTGGAGGTGGTGGCAATAAATCTTCATATGTTGTTTTATCAGCTTCTAAAGTACTAGCATCAAAAAGTGGGTCTTTTCCTCCACCTTGTAATAATTTTGAACCTTGAAACTGTTTAACTGTTTTATTTAAATCTGTGATGTTACCAATGTTGGAACTTGGTGGTGTGAATCCCTCTATTAATTCCTTATCCTCACTCCTAAGAGCATCAATATAACTTAACAAATCAACAGCGAAAGCTTTTTCATCTGCATTAGGTCTACCTTTTTCAAATAGATCAGACATTTTAGATCTTACAGAAACTAAATTGTTATTATTATCAGAAATTTCTTTTCTTATCAAACTTAATTTTTCATTATTTGATTTTCCTGCATAATTAGCAGGACTATTTTCAAAAAGAGTGGATGTTGTAGCAGCTCTTCCAAGCATCGCAGAGAATGCCATAATCATGTTAGTTTTTTCATCAAATATTCCAAGATTGTCTATACCTTTCAACGTATTAATTTGTCTCTGCAGTCTTTCTTGTGCTCTTGGACTACCTTTTGCTCCTTCTTTATCTTTTTCTAATGCCTTTATGACAGTTGCAGTAGCTGCATTGAATAATTGATCATCACTTCCTGTAATTAAACCATCTTCTCTTTCTTTTAATAATTTTTGATATTCTTTATCAACCTCATCCCTTGCAATTTTATCTTCATTTTTTAACACCTGTGGACGAAAAATATCTTTAAGTGCATTATCTACTAATGGTTTAATAAAATTTTTAAACCTACCAATATTAGTTTCAAAAAAATTAAAGATAGCATCCCTATTAAAATAAAGTAATGCACCTAGTCCACCTACCGCAAGAACTCCGAGTGTGATTAAAGCGGCCTTTCCGAATAATGCTGTTAATCCACCACCAACTAATCCACCCAATCCACCACTAAATAATCCTCCTCCTGAAAATAAACCACCACGACCTTTTTTCATTTTGGTCATATCATTAAGAGAACTCTTCAATGCCTTTGCAATCTCTAATGTAGAAACTAAAGACTTTTTAATTGACTCTAAACTTTTCTTTAATATTTTTGCATTCTTTTTACTTCCAAAAAATTCTACAAAATTCATTGCGAATTTTTGATTCTTATCACTTACCTTTGATATCTTTTCTGTAGTATCTTTAACTCTTGATACACTATTTTTCGCAGCAGTAAACAATCCTCTGCTTAAAGGATTGACAACACTTGTTGGAGAAATAGTGGATTTCATTTCCTACATACTTGCTTGTTTTGCTTTTAGATTTTCTTCTTCTACATATTGAGATAATAATCCAGTGTAGATTTCCCTTTCCCAAGGCATCATATTTTCAATTTCAGTCAAAGAATATTTATGGTGTTGCATTAGGGCGAAGTTAAGTTTATAATATGACTCAAGATTCATATGAGCCATGACTATTCGAAAAAACTCGATAAACCCTCCAACGTCACTTCACTTTCAACCTTTGTTTCTGGGTTGGTCACTTTAAAAGTATGAGATAACTTAGGCATTGTTTGAAAGAACGATTCAACTTCTTTAAATTGTTTAGAATCTAAAGAACCCAACCAATCAACCAATTCCTTCTTAGTGCAATCAGAAGCTGCCCAAGATTCATCCTCACTATAAACAACATCAATACAAGAAGCAATTAGATCAAAAGATTGTTCTATTGATTCCTTACCCTCACTATTAAAATTAAAATTATTTTTGATAAACTCATTCAGAGATGGATATCTCATTCTTAAGGTCAAGTTACTATCTAATTTAATGTCACAATTGTGATTTTCATCATTAACAATTTTTATTTCATCAATATAAATTTTAGTTTCCACCTTAGTTTTCATATCATCAGGACAAGTTACAATCAAATCTACAGATTCACCAACAGATTTTCCACGTATATTCAAGAAAACATATTCAATGTCGAATGTTGATAGGGCTTCTATTTTTACACCTCTTGTAATTATACAAGATTTTAAAGTTGATTTAATTGCTTCTGCAATTTGTTTTTCATTCTCACTCTCTAATGCAAGAATTAAAATTTTCTCCTCTCTTACAAGAAAAGGTCTATACTTTATTTTCTTCTTAGAAGATGGTATAGTCAGTTCATAAGTCGGAGTCGATATCTGTGGTAAAGGCATGATAATTTATTCAGTATTGTATATAGCAGGGTTTTAGTAATAATAACCACTGTATCCACCACCAGAGGAACTTGACCCAGAGGAAGAAGAAGAACTTGAAGATGATGAGGAACTGGTGCTTGAACTCGTTGATCCAGAGGAATCAGTGGTTGTTGTAGTGGTTGTAGTTTCTGTTGTGGTGGTTTCTCCTTGACTAGTTTCAGTCGTAGTTGTTGTTGTAGATGTTCCTTCTCCAGCTTCAGTTTCTTCTTCAGTTGCTGGATTAGTTTCTGTCACTGTTGGGCCAGAAACAATACTACCTGGTAAACTCTCTGCTAATGTATCGTATATTATAGCATGTGGTGTACTTACATGTTCTTCTCCTACCATTTTCACACCCATGTGTTCATGATATGGCCCGTAGTATGGTTTACCACTTACATATCCAACTGGTGCTGTTGGTATAGGACTGTTAGTGCTAGGTGCTATCTCTCTTCCAATTGCTCTTGGTCTGAGAGGATTTACTTGAGTCAATTGTCTATTTAAAAGTGCCTCTCTAACTGATTGTTGTGCATTACCGTGTTTTTCAACTGTGTGTCTTAAGTAAGTGAATACAGCAGTGACTTGTAAGAATGTGCTTCCATCATAAGACATTGGAACAGCATTAATATTAACGGGAAACGTATCAATAAAATGATAAGTCAACAGTGGCATATTCTTAAATGTATTATTTCTATCATTTGGATTCTGTAAAAAATCTTTTTCAAATTTAGTGATAGATATCTTTCTTCGATAATCATCTGGATATCTAAATCTTGAATATGTATTTCTCTCTCGATATGAATTTAATTGACTTCCCTCTGCTCCATCATATCTACCATTTGACTCATTATAAACTGGATTGATAAAATTCATCCACTCCTCAAGCATACGTAATGCATTGTAATCACTATCAATATAAAAAGTTAAATCAAATTCGTTATATATTCTTCTTGATGCAAATCTTTCTGTCATTCCCTGACGACTTCCCATCTCTTCTGAGATGTTAAAGTTAGAACCAGGTAACGATGCTGATGAACAAAGGAAATCATATGTTTGACTTGATGAACTTCCTTCATTAAATAATCCACAATTAGTTAAGTACTCAAGCAATCCTACATTATCTCCAACTTGACTTCTACGTACAAGATCTAACGATACCTTGAACTGACTTGATATCGCAAGTTTTGAAAATAATGGACTCGCATTTGGTATGCTGAGATATAAATCTTCTGATCTTATTGCCATCTAAATAGTTTTTAAATTGATCCTGATAATATATGTATGTCATATAAAGGAAAATATTACCCAAGATACCCGAAAAAGTATAAAGGAGATCCCCGAAATATTATTTATAGGTCTTTGTGGGAAAGAAAATTTATGAATTACTGCGATTTGAATGAGACAGTAAGTGAATGGCAGTCAGAAGAATTTTGGATTCCTTATCGTTCTCCAGTAGACAATCGTGTTCATCGTTATTTCCCAGACTTTTTTCTAAAATATGTTGACAAGCAAGGAAAGAAAAGAACTATGGTTGTTGAAGTGAAACCAAAGAAAGAAACTAAGATGCCAAATGTGAATCCAAAGAAAAGAACAAAGTCATGGGCTCACTCAGTACAAACATACGCAGTCAATCAGGCAAAGTGGAAAGCAGCACGAGAGTTCTGTGCTGATCGAAACATTGAATTTAAAATTATGACTGAAGATAATCTAGGTATCAAATGACCATCGGAGAAACAATAAGAGAAAGAGCACAAGGTTCTGCCAATCTAAGTCCAGATTGGTATGCAAATGAATTGTATTCAGAATTATCTCAGGTGGCAGAGACTCGCTTTCCAGAGATTGGAGAACTTTGTTTCTTCTCATACTCTGCTCAGTTTCCAGAAAAATATCCTTTCTTTGATCGTAGACCACTTGTTTATGTAATGGAATTTCAACAAGACAAGATGCTTGGTGGTAACTTACACTACCTAAATCCAGAGTATCGTGACGGAATTGCAAAGGGTCTTGTAAATAAAACAAGTCTAATCTTACCAAAGAAGACATTACACAGGTATTTTTATAGTAATATGGGAGATGTTTTTATCATTCCACCTGATCCTGAAGAGTATGCAAGTGTTGCACAATTAGTAACTGAGAATTTCTCTGATAAATACGGACAGAAGGTATCGCCACAAAAGGCTTGGGGTTCAATTTAAATGGCACATTTAGGCACATATAAAGTAGGTGAAATTACATACGATGCACATACTGGACAAGCAATTGCAGGTACAGATACTGCTAATACTGAATTTGTAGAGGAATATAATAGCACATATCAAGAGGTTAACCTTACACCTTATTCACAACTTCAAGATAATGATAACGCATTTGGAGATCAGCAATCTTCGTTGTTCACTAATAATAATGGTGATGCAGCACTTACTTTCGACGGTGCTAATGAAAGTAGTGCAACTACGTTCCCTCCTTTGTATGATTTTGAAAAAGGTGAATTTACAAATCTTGGTACAGGTTTTTATACAAAACAAATGGCAGGTTCTTCTCAAGAAGAAAAAAATGCTTACTTAACTCAAGTAGAGAATGAACTTAAGTCAGCATTGATTGCTGATTATAAAAAAAGAAAAGCATCAAATCCAAATGCAAAACCAAATCCACTATTAAATCTTGGTGGTAAGGTAGAGGATGGTACTCCAGAGGGTAAACCAGAGGCATCATTTAATTTTCCTGAGTTTGGTAAAGTAGATAAGATATTACAACAACTAAGTTTGAGAAACTTAAAATATCCTGTTGATGCTGACTATGGTAACACACAAGATTACATACAAATAAATCAGTTTTCATACAAATCACCAACAGACGGATACTTTTTTCCAAAAGCAAGTGGTACATTCGGAGTTAAAAAGGGCCCTGATCAATATAAAACATCTAGACGGGTAGGATTTGATAATGCCTTAATGACAGCTGGAGTAGGAGTTCGACCAGGCACACCAAAAGAGAAAGCAATTGGTTTAGTCAAACTACCAATGCCAAATAGTTTAGCAGATTCAAACAATGTTTCTTGGGGGCCTGATCAACTCAATGCACTAACTGCTGCTGCAACTTCAGCAGTAATGGGAACATCTAACTCAGCTTTAGAGGGTCTCATGAATTTTCTTGCAAATCCAAAAAACTTTGAAGATGGTATACCAGGTGTTCTTTCTAAAGGACTTTCTGGAGCTGGAAATTTTATTGGAGATACAGGTAAAGATCTTGGTGCTGCAATAAACGATCCACGAGTTGGTGGCATTAGTGGTGCAATGGATAATAAAAATATAAATCTTTTAGGTAAAACAGTTCTTGGATCTACTTTACTTAACATGTTAGGGTTTCAAGTGTCACCTGAATCAATTCTTGCAAGGGGAGCAGGTGTAATTCCAAATAATAATCTTGCTTTACTTTTCAATTCACCTACATTAAGAGAGTTTAGTTTCAGTTGGAAGATGAGTCCTCGTAGTCGAGAAGAAGCAACCAGAGTCAACAACATACTTCGTTTCTTTAAACAAGGTATGGCACCTAAAAAATCTGATAATAGCACTGGAGGTGGTGGTGCATCTTATTTCTTAGGAACACCAAATGTTTTTGATATACATTTTAAAACAGCAAAGTCAAAAGATTATCAAATTTTAGATCGAAACGATTCTGTATTAAGAATTAAAACTTGTGCTTGCACTGGTGCTGCAGTTAACTACACACCAGAAGGAATGTGGAATGCATATGAAAAAGGTCAACCTGTTGCAATCACATTGACACTTAGATTTAATGAACTTGAACCAATATTTGATACTGATTATGATAATAATTACTTTAACTTTGATCCTCAGAGAACTGATTTACTTCCAGTTCCCACAGACGCAGTAGGTTACTAATGGCATATTTCGAAGAACTACCAAATATACTATATCCTTCTTTACTTCCTTCCAGAAATAAAGTTGAAAGTAGAATTGTAGTTAAAAATATATTTAAAAGAGCAAAACTAAGAACTGATGTTGATCAGGCAATCACTGCTTTTAATTATTATGATATCAAAGAAGGAATGAGACCAGACATGGTTGCTCAAGATTTATATGATAATTCAGAATTAGATTGGGTAGTATTAATATCGAATAATATTACAAATATAAGAAACCAATGGCCACTAAGTCATAATGATTTACAAGAATATATGATAGACAAGTATGGATCAGAAGAAAATGTGGCTGGTGTTCATCATTACGAAACAAGAAAAATAGTAGATGAATACAACCGAGTTGTAATACCTGCAGGCTTAGAAGTTGATGCAAACTTTAGTTTTAAATATAAAAATTATTCCAATTCAATTGTAACTGTAAATCCTGTATCAGCAATTACAAATTATCAATATGAAGCAAAAATCAATAATGAGAAAAGAAGAATAAAAGCATTAAAACCAACAATTCTATCTGCCTTCATAAGTGAGCATAGAGAAATAATGAATTATGATGACTCATCAGATTATATTTCAAAGAGATTGAAGGGAACATATAATCCAAGAATATCAGGGGTATAAAAAAACCCACCTTGCGGTGGGTTGAGTGTTTTAAGAATTAACTAACTTAGAAAAGTAACTCAGAGATTCATCATCTTCATCTGATGAGGTTTCTGCTGCTACGACTTCTTTTACTGGTTCGGATGCTGCTGCTTGTTCAGCAAAGTATCCACGACCTTCATCTTCAGTCTCTAGTTCAGCATCAGGAATAGGTGCTCTGACTGGCTTCTTAAGTCCAAGTACAGAATCTAAACGCTCCTTCAACTTCTCGTATGACTTGAAGTTGTTTGCATCTGTGAACTCATTAAGGTTATAGAGAGAATTATAAATTGTCTCTAACTTTGCATCATCATCAAAGAGTGCTTCTGCACTACCGAACTCTGACTTGTCATAGTTCTGATAACCTTCGACTCTACGAATCTTTAACTTGAAGTTAGCACCTGCCCAGAAATCAAATGGATTGATTGGAGTTTCATCTGCAAACTCAGGCTTCATTGCTTCCATAATCTTGTCAAAGATCTTCTTACCATATTTGTATAAGAATACTTTACCTTCGTTCTCAGGATTTGTAGGATCACTTACAACATAGATGTTGCTGTAATATGATAATCTTCTTTTTTGCTTACGAGCAATTTCTTTATTTGCATCTGAACCAGAATTCCATAGTTCTGAATTATGTTCGGATACTGGATCTTTTTGTCCAAGTGTGGTAAGAGAGTTCTCTATGTACCAACCACCAGTTCCTTGAAATGCATGAGTATAGACTCTTGACCAAGGAAGATCACAACCTTCGGGTTCTGGAAGAAAACGAATGATTGCATAACCATTACCAGATTTGTCTACGACTGGCTTCCAGATACGCTCATCTACGTTACTGTTACCTTTGTCGTTGATCTTTTCGACCTGTCTAATTAACTTCTCTGTAAGAGAACCAGATCTGGATTTCTTTTTTAAATTTGCGAATGACATGCGGATAAATTTTGATATTTGTTTTGTTGTATTAAAGACCATCTGCCCGACTCATAGAGTTGCATCTTAGGTCGAAAAAAAGGGGGAGGTTGGATTCCTGTGTACCAACAAAGAATGGGCATTACTACAGAGTAAATACATCCTTGCCTGAGACCCGACTGGTTGAGTCGATTCACCTCTCGGTGCAGCACCACCTGTGTC